CATCTTCATAAAGGTTTTTTGGTACTTTAACGTAAGTCACAATAAATTTCTTTTTAGAACCTGAAACTGACTTAGCAACTAATCTACCATTGACTCTACCTGCAAAATCTTGTGCTGCTTTACCTGAGTGAAACTCTTTACTTAATCTCTCCATATATTGTTTTTTGCTCCGTTATCTAAACATGACTGTAACCAACCTTTATCCCAACTATCTGAGGATAAAGTATTATCCCAACATAAGTCGTATAAATATTGTGGGTCTTGACCTTGCTTTATACTATATTCTGCTGATAAATAACCATTTTCATACTCATCTGTGTCATTAAAGGTTGTAGTATTAGTTAAATAGTAGTATACTATTAATGATACAATTATAGATACTGAAATTACTATTATATTATTCATAACCTATATTTTTATTTATCTAACCTAATACCTACACACACTGGGAATCTTGGTAAACCTTCATCCGTATATTCAAAGAATCTAATCTCAGCCGTCAACCCTACATAGCTCTCTTTCTCTTTCAAAAACTTTTCTCTCTCAGCAAAAGAAAACTTCATCCCACACCCGAAATCTTTACCATCCGGCATTGAACAAATAAACATCCCATGCTCAGGCCTTTTCTCTGTTGGTTGTACATCTTTGATTGTGCAAGAAATATCTAAGAAGTCTTTGTATTTTAAAAGGCTTGATGATCTTTTGTTTGATTCATAACCTGCTGATCCGTGGCGTACAATTGTCCCTTCGTAACCCTCTGCAATAAACTTAGAGTGGTATTTATCAAGTTCCTGTTTATTACTTATTTCATAAGTTGGCACTAATTTTATATTGTTCATACTACAAATGTTTTAATTCTGATTCTTTTCTTTTAGTTATCGCATCCTCTAAGTTTTCAAACTTACCTATGTATAGTCTCATTTTATCCTTAAATATATACACTTCCCACTTGTTACCTCTTTTATAAACACCCTTATAACCTGATGTATTGTTTTTAGGTGTACGTTTATTTAAGTTTTGTTCTGAGTGTGTAGCCCATGCCTTATACTCAGGTGTACCAAACATTCCGTGTATTACCTTGAATTTACCCATTAAAAATACTTTTTAGTTTTTCTTGTCTTTCTTTATATGGAATGTCTAAAACTATATCATATATATTAAAATTAATTTTGTGTGTATTGGCAGAATCCTTTTTAACTGCCTGTACTTGATTTTGAAAAGACCCAATATCTATATTATACGCCTCCCCATCGTAAATACCATCAGGTATATTAGTACTCTCTAACTGTAAAATAATATGATTTAACGTTACTATCTCTCTATTTTTACGTGATATAAGTGTTACCTTACCTTTATTTTTTATAGCAAGCATCCTAATACCATCATATTTCCTTTGAATAAAGCAAGGGTACTTAATATTTTTCTCTTGATCTTTGAAGTCTTTAGCTAACATCGGTAGGATTAAGGTGTCAACCTCTGCCTCCTCTTTAGTCTTATAATAACCTTCTTTAAGTTTTGCTACAATCTTTGCCTCAGCCTCTGATATAGCTTGTTGTTCAGGTGTTGTTTCATTAGCCTTACCAATGTTCTTACCTTCACAATTTGAAATGTTTGTTGTTGCCTTCCCATCTAACAAACCACTCTCTTGAATAACTTTACTCCCTTCTGTGGATATAGTTAAAAACCTTAGTTTCCCTTTGGAATCCTTTTTGTAAATTGTTACCATAGTATAAAATTGTTTAATCATTATTACTTGACTGTATTATTACACTCCCTTCGAACTTAACCCAAATATCACTCCTCCAAATATCACTATATTGACCTAATTGTGCGTGTACATCACCTCCAACAACCGTGCCTCCTATATGTGTGAACCCATCTAAAACAGTAGTCTTACCTTCGGTCATTATAATAGTTTTACCATCCTTCATTTTAAGTAATTGTGGTTTGTTAAAATCTATGCCTGTTTTATTATCTTTTACTATTGAAATCATACTATTTAATTTTTCTTTGTTGTCTGTTTACCACAGATTCAATTAATTTAGCAGCCCTTTTACAAGCCTTATCATACTCACGTAATCCTCTTTCATTAACCTCACCCACATCCTCCGGAAATAAACCAACCTCTGTGTGTTGTCTTATAAACTCAGCAGCGTTGAATAACGCTAGTATTGTTCTTTCTCTTGTTTGTTTTGTCATGTTATTTCATTTGTTAAATTTTGATATTGCAAATATAAATAGAAAAACCTTACAAAACAGCATTTTTATAAAGAATTTTTGAAAAATTTTAAGGGGCTTTTTAAACCCCTCAAAACCATACTGTTATGATTCGCAAGAACTGCAATCAGGTTTCATAGCTTGAGCTGCTGCCTCTTTTGATACACTTGTACCCCTTTGATAGTACAAAGTCTTAACCCCTTTCCTCCATGCATCAATGTATAAAGTATTAATATCTTTAATTGAAGCTGTTGTAGGTATGAATAAATTAACTGACTGAGATTGATCAATGTATTGTTGTCTATTAGCAGCTTGGGAAATAATATCCATTTGGTTTATCTCCTTAGCTGTTTTAAATACATCTTTCTCCTCATCTGTTAGGCCATTAATTGATTGAACAGACCCGTGGTCAAACATTATTTGCCTCCAAACTTCCTCAGTGTTTAGCCCTTTTTCATTTAACAAATCCTCTAAGTACTTATTCTTACGCATAAAGTTTCCTTTAGATAAGCCTGCCTTGAAGTAGTTAGATGAATAAGGCTCTATTCCGGCTGATACCTGCCCTAAAATAGACGATGAAGAAGTTGTAGGGGCAATAGCTAACCTTGTTGTATTCCTAACCCCATAACCCTTTAAAAGATCAGGTTCACCAAACAGTCCTGCTAACTCTTTAGATGCCTCTAATGATTGTTCATCCAACTGTTTAAAAATCTTAGAGTTTAATTGTTGAGCCCTAAAATCACCGAAAGGAATCATCTTTGATTGTAGTAATGAGTGCCAACCTAAGACACCAAGCCCTAAAGCCCTATGTCTTTTAGCAAAGGTATTAGCTGATTTCATATGATGATTACCTTCTGTCTTTTCAATAAACTCGGACATAATCGCATCTAAGATATAAACAGCTGTTTTAACCGCGTCTGTATCTTTCCATTCATCGTATAAAGCAAGGTTCATTGATAATAAACAACATACAAAGGATTCATCAAACGTTGATGGTAACAAAACCTCACTACAAAGGTTTGAAGCGTTAATCATCATACCATTTTCCTTATACACATCCGGCTTACCCTTGTTAATTGTATCTGTAAAGAAAATATACGGCATACCTTTTTGTTGCCTTGACTCTAAAACCTTAGCCCAAATCCTACGCTTATCACTATCACCATCAATCATTTCCTGCATCCAGTAGTCAGGAACACAAACACCTGTAAATACGTTTTGAATAGGTGAACCAATAGATTTTATTGTTAAAAACTCCTCAATGTCTTTATGATCTATATCTAAGTAAGCTGCGAATGCCCCTCTCCTCGTACTTCCCTGTGAAACAACATCCATTGCTGTATCAAACAGTTTCATAAACGATACAGAACCTGAACTTTCCCCATTATCTGTAACTGCTGCGCCTCGATGCCTTAACTCACCAAAATAACCGGATGTACCACCACCAAGTTTGGTTTGCATAATAACCTCCCCAAGCTTGTTTGTTATACCCTCTATACTGTCCGGTACGTGTACGTTAAAACAACTAATGGGTAAACCTCTCTTAGTTCCTGCATTAGACCAAATAGGGGACGATAAACTAATCCAACCTTTAGCAACTATATCTTCAACTATCTTAGCAAACCCTTTTATTTTAAGCCTTTGTTCAACTGATTTAGCAACCCTTTTAACCGCATCCTCTGCATTCTCCCCACGTAGTAAATAGCCCCCTTTAAGCATTTGTAAAGATTCCTCATTTAACCACCAATAATTTGTTCCTTTCGTCATATATAAAATTTGTTTAATAGTCTATGTGTATTAAAAATGTTGTGTCGATTAGCTCAGGGTATGTTTTAGCAATCCATTCATCTAATTCATCCCTATCATACTCAGGGTCTGAGGATAATGAGGATTTTACATAGCAATCGCACCCTTGTTCCTCCAACCAACCTTTGTCTAAATCCTCCGGTATTTCACAATATGAAACAACCTTCATCGTAATTTCTATTAAGCTCATAACTAATCAGGTGCATTAAGTTGTCTGTACTCTGAAAGATTATCTAAATGAACTAAGAACATATTCTCATCCTTTAAGAACGGGTAATTGTCAACAACCCACTCATCTACGTAGTCATAGTCAGGGTCATTAACCTCACATACATGCGCACTTATAGCCTCTCCCTCTGTTAATTTAGTATCCTCAATAACTTTTCTTTGAACATGTACAGGCATTACAGATACCGGTAATACAAACATTTTTACTTTTTCTAGTTTTTCTAATTTTTTAACTGCCATAATATAATTGTTTAATATTAAAATAAATCATTACCTGTAACAGGTTTATCATGTTTAGTATAATCCACAGGTTTTTTAGCAAAAAAATCATCGAGTGAGTTTGCATAAATCTCCTCATCAAACCACTTCATCGGTGCATATTGTTCAGGTGTTATATTAAATACAGGTTTAATATTTAACTTATTAAAAGCTGTATCAACTCTATACTTCATAAAATTTAACATATCCTCTTTACTAAACATATTTAACTCTCCATGTTCATAAATCCAATCTAAAATCTTTCCTTCAAATTTAATATACTCTTTAGATGAAACCCTGATAGCTTCAACCATACGATCTGTTAAGTAACCTTCCTCTCTTAATTTGTTGAGTAAATAAATACCGCCTGCTGCGTGACAGTCCTCATCTGCACTAGTCCAAGCAATAATATTAGATACATTTTTCATCTTACCTTTAAACCTTGTTAATGATAATACGTTAGCAAACAAACTAAACAACGCTGTATTCTCAGTTATAATAGTAAAATATAATAACTTACCTACTATATCTAAATCAGGGTGTAAGTGCTTGTTAATCATATCTACTTTCTCTTTAAAGATAGGTATATCTAACAAAGTTCCAAATTTATGTTCCAACCCTAACACACTTATAATCCGACTATAACTTTCTGAATGTCTAAATTCTGATTCAGCAAACGTAGCCCCTAACCCATTAAACTCAGGTTTTGGGAAGTGGCTATACAAGCTACCCCAAAATGATTTTACACCTACTTCAACCTGTGATATGCCTAACATAGACCTAATAATAACTTCCTTCTCGTGAGGCTCTAAAGCCGTATGAAAATCTTGTACATCACCTGTAAAATCTAATTCTGAATGAACCCAAAATGTTTGATTGATCCTATCAACAAACTCCATAACCTCCGGGTATTCGAAAGGTTTGTAACTTACTCTTTTATCTTTTATCCCCATAATTACTATTATATCATACTATCTATTACACGATCTACGTAATCCTCCAAACTAATAACTTCAACTCCTGCAACTTGTTGAATGACTTCACTATTAGTTTTTACTTTATATTCTTTCTTTAGTTTACCCCAATCGTTGCTATTACCTACAATATTTGCTAAAGCTAAATTAGCCCTTTTTGTTGTACTGAAAGCACATTCACCATTTGATGTAACAATCTTATCTCCTTTAACAATTAAGAATACACTCTCCTCTTTTGTTAAACGCCATTCATAGTTTAACGCATTTATTATTTTTTGTTTTAAATCCATCCTAAAGCTTTTGAAATTAACGGGGTTTGTTCAACCAAAATATCCTTAATAGCTTTTGCTATCTCCTGTGCCTCCTTTTGTGCGTGAGCATCATCCCTTAACGCAACAAAGTGAATCCATGATCTAACAGAACCAGTCATAAAAATCTTTGTTTTGGTTGCCATCGGTAGGATTAATCTTGCTTGCTCCCTTGCTACTCCTGCATTTAACAATTTGTTATATAACTCTTTTGATCCATCTAACAAATCCCCTATCTCATCCGAAGCTCTCCTCCTACCGTAAACTGTATCAAGACTAGGATCAAAAACCATTTCAGAACTTTGTCTATTATCTTTCGCTTGCTCTCTGACCTCAACATCCTCAAACAAATCCTCACCTAACAAATTAACATCCTGATACCTTTGGCTAAACTCTTGAAACGTAAAACTCCTGTGCCTTAGTAACTGAATACCAATTGCTTTACTCGTTTCAATTTCAAATGTAATATAACCATGCTCAAACGGGGAGAAATGCTTGTTCACTATCAGGTAATTAATTAACCCACTTGGGTCACTTGATTTATCAACTCTCTTTGACGACACCCTAGCGATTTCAACAATCGTTGTCTCAATGTTTGGTGTTACTGCTTTTAATTCTACTTTCATACTAATACTCGTTATCTGTTTCTCTTTTAATTTTTCTAAAATGGTCTCCTTTTTCATGTAACAAATACTTTGATACATTTACTTTTTCTACTGTTCCATCTGAGAAAACAAAATAGTAATTTGTTTTAACCTCATAACCTTTATAGAAGTTATTGTACTCAGAGCCTATGGCCCCTTTCTTTTCAAGAAGTGTGACATTCACATACTCCGGTTTTCTCTCCTCACAGGCTGTTAAAGTAAGGAGGAATAATAATGTTAATATTAACTTTTTCATTTCTCTACAACTATTTCTCGTGGTGCAATAAGTGCATTCACTTGGGTTAAAAAACTGGTCTGCTCATTCTCAGTCTTGAATGTAAAAACACGACTGTTATATACTTTTGTTCCGGTTGATGAAACAGATACACTGTACTGGAATGTAACTACATACGTGTTAACAACACCTGTTGAAGTCGTTGCAGACCTTACATCTTTTGTAACCTCCTGAACATTATCTAAGTTAACAGTTACATTATCATATTTAATTGCTGTCATTTAAGATAAATTTAATTTGTTCAACATCTACATTATAGTGATCTGCCACAATCTTTTTAGCATCCTTATCCTGTACTTTAATAATCTCAGGTAAATCTTTTGCATAAGCCCACACCTTACTGTTTTCTGTTTTCTCAGCCTCCTCTAAAGTCTCTGCCATATCCCATGCTAAAAACTTATTATTCTTTACCATAAACACAACTCGTTTATTCCATACAGTACCTTTCATAGAAACCAACATAATTTTAGGGTATTCCGGTTTAGTTAAAGATTCTAATGTCTCTACCCTTAATTTATTTTTAATAACATCTTCAATATCATAAAGACCTAAATCACCATCAACATCTATTCCGTAGTACCTAAATTTGTCGTTATGAATCTTATTACAGTTAAACCTCCAATAATCTGTATCGAAATTATAATCAGTAAAAAACTGCTTAACCTTTCGTCCATGATCTAAATCTAAAACCTCTATAACAATTCCTTTTAAATCCATAATTAATTATTTTGTTTGTTATTACTGATGCAAATATAAAACAAGTTTTTTAATCTTGCAAGTTTCTACCTAAATATTTTTCAATTAATTCTCCCTTATCCTTATAAACCCTGTCATCACCTTGTGGGTATGTCACAGAATATGTCAACAAATACATCAAATTAGCTACTGCGTGTGCTAGATGTAACAGGCCTGACTCTTTATCAATATCATGACCTAACTCAAACTCAGCTAGATGCCTTTTGCATGAAGCTATAACACCCATCCAACCTAAACCTTTCTCCCAATTTCTGTCCCCATACTTCTCAGCACCCTGTGTTAATACCTTGACAATCTCCCTCATTGCTATAGGGTCTACAAGATCATAACGCAATTTACCTTTGTTAAATCTAGCGCCTTCGTGGTTTGGTTCATTATCTTTAGGAAACGCCTCTGTATCATGCAGCTTACAAGGTTTTTTACTATACATACTATAATGAACTGACATAATTTTATCTGCAAGAGCCGAAGCATTATTATCTAATTTATAATACTTAAATAAAAATTGGTAATCATCCGAACGAATTTCATGATCTAAATAGTTAAGTAGTTGACTCCTTGTAGGGGTGTTGTCATTAATCCATTCTATTACAGTATTAAGTACTTTATTAAATTTTTTATTCTCAGGTAATAAGCTTAACCATTCAAAAGACCCATCCTCTTTTATACTACCTACAACTGTTGTACCTTCTTCTGTTTCAGATTTGGTATAACTTGATCCATAACTATAAAGCGTACCATCAGGATGACCCTCAGTCCAAATTTTTATTGTTAAATCATTAATAATATAATCTAACAATTCCCTCCTTGAATCGTAGTCACTAAACTCCCAGTAAGAGACATTTGTACTTACTGAACTATCAAAACTATGATCCTGAAAATGACTTATTCTCCATGCTTTAGCTCTTTCATCTAAGTGAGGGTGTGTAGTTTTTATATTTGATAAATACTTTTTAAACTCTTTTTCAACACCTATATCCCTAGAAATATTACATAAAAATGCGAAATCACCTACTCTTTTACAGCTTAAAAAATTCTCTTTAACCTCTTTAAACTTATCTAACAATTCTTTATTTGTTTTCATTTTATTTAATTTTATTTTTATAAAAATGCTTCGTTCGGGTTAATCCTCATAAGTGGTTTTGTAACTACCCCACTCTTAGCCTGAGCCCTAACACCTAATTTTGATACTAACGATTTATACATAGGGTTGTTACCTTTACTGTCCCAGTACCCTAAAAACCCGTCTCTCTCTTTCCAAATCAAATCAGTCCATTCACCGGAGTTGTGCCTTTTACCACCTGTTTCCTCCTCCTTAACTTTCTCCATCATGATCATCATACTCCTCCTGATATCATCATCAGCATGGTTATTAATCCTGTGGAATATAAAGAAGTCATCAACCCTATAAGGAAAGTCTGCCCCTCCCTGAATGTCATACTTGCTTGGTGGTGATAGATAGCCGTCTTTATCTTTATTATTCCTCGGTGCGTTTGATGATGGGTGAGCCATAACGTACACTGAGCAATAAGATTCAGCAAATACCCTCATTTCAGATAGCATGTCATTGTTATGTGAGTAACCATTACCATCTACTTTAAAGAAGTTGTAAGGATCAATTAACAGTGCCTTAATCCCGTAGTATTCATACAACCTTTTCCCCATTTCAAGGACGTCATTTAATTTGTAATGTTTCTTGTTAGATATAATCTTGAAATTATCCCTAACTTGTTTTACGTACTTATCAAACAAACCTTTATCATTTCCAAATGAGTTTATAGTCCTTCCTGAATAACATTCAACAAGTCTCCTACGCGACATAGCTGTTTTATTCTCCGGCATAATCATCCCCCATTTCCAGTCGTGTAAAACATTCGAAGCCATTGCCAAAGACAACATCATAACTGATTTACCAACCCCATCATACCCCAACCCAAAGTTTAAAGAGTTTTCTTTTAACCTCATATACTCATCTAAAACCTCCCAACCTGTACTCAAACCTAATTGAACCTCTCCCTTACGAGCTTGCTCTAATAAAGTATTTTCCTCAGCTTCATCTGATAAAAACGTTAAGTCCTCTAATTGCTTCTCCCAACTCTTTGCTTCAACCTCTTTAACAGTTGTCCTTACATCCCTTTCATCAGCATTACCGTAACCTTGATCATATAACTTACCATACGCAGCCCTATAGTCACCGTCACACTCTAATTCTGCAAAAATAGCATGGTTGTTATATGGTCGTTCTAACTCGAAATTATCCTGAGCTGATGAGAAACAGTAAAAAAACTTTTCTTCTTTATGGTAACCGCCGTGTATGTCCCCCGATTTAGTCCCCGGTCGTGACATATTGATCCACACATCCTCCTCACTGTTTGTTTTATGTAAAGTCCAACCTTTGTTTAATAACAGATCAATCCCGATTTGCATATCCTCATTATAGTCAGGGAATTTTTGAATGTACTCATTATCAGCATTTGTTAACTTCTTTTTAGATTCTTTAACAATTAACTCATTAAGCATTTTTGCTGAAAGGAATAGTTGTAGCCTCTCCTCCGGGGATATGATAGGGATTTTGTCAAAAGAGCCTTGAATAATTTTATACCCCTCTGATGGGGCACACTTTATGTAACCACCTTCACCACGGGTTTCAATAATAGCTTCACCCTTACCATTCTTTGCTAACTTCTGAGAGGATGAAATTGATTCACACCTGTAAATCATGTGATACCCTTTAGATTTTGTTTGCTGTACTACAAGCTTTTTAAGTAGCTTTGCGGGGAGTTTTGATTTGAATTTAGTCATTACCCCTTTTGGGTCTAATGAGTTCTTTAAATCAAAGTCTATGGCCTCCAAACCGAGTGATATGATACCTGTACTAATACCTATACTTGAAAATTCAAAGAAATCAATCTCTGTTTCAGTCATAAGTACTGAGCTGTGACCCTCCCTCAGAGGTATTTTGCTATCTCCGTTAACAGGGACAGGATTTAATCCATAACTTAAGTATTCTTTAGCTATCTGCCTTCCGTCTATCATATTCCTTTTTGATTTTTGTATTGTGTATGAAATTTTTAGAGAATGGTTGACCATCCTTCCAATAATCTGCCGTGATAACTTCTCCGTTATCAAGTACGTATAATAATTCGTATCCTTCCGGTGCATTATCAGGGAATGTAACAACCTTTGCCCGTTTAGACCAAACGTTACGTATTTTAGCTCTCCAATCTGATACGATTTTACCCTTTGCATCATACCAGAACTCCTCAGTACTTTTAGGGTTGTTATTGTAAAAATTAATAAAATATTCAGGGTCTACGTAATATCCTTGTGATAGTGAATATTCTAAAACCTCTAACTCTGTTGGTTTGTTAAATATCTTTCTCTTCTCTTGTGGGTTGATCCCTATTTCATCTAACAAATCCCTAACCTCTTGTGGTAGCTCTGCTAAATTAGATTTGATCTTTGATAATGTTGTATCAGCTTTACTGACTGTACTAAAGTGCGCAGGGACTATAAAAAACACTTCAACACCTACTTTTATCACCATCAAATCTTTTTGTTCAATCAATTCTCTTGTAGCTTTCCTTATTTCAGGTAAATTTAATTTTGTTACAACACTTATATCCTCCGGACTTTGACAAACAACCCCTAAGTAATTTATTATAGGGGTTGTAGTAAAGTAGATATATAAGAGCATAGCATTAGGTGAAAGTTTTTTAAACCTCCTGCTGTTCCACAGCTTCATCGTTGATACGCCCATACATCATTTTTTAGAATGGTAATTCCTCATCCTCCTGACCAAATGGGTTGTCATCAACTGTTGTTGGCTCAGGTTGTGAAGGTTCTGCCGGGGCTGATGTACCAATGTAAGCCTGAATTTGTTTATCTGCCTCCATTGCTGCTGTTAATTCAACCTCAGTAAGAGGTGTTGTTGTTAACTTTGCTGAATAAAACCATACCGGACGTGGGGCTCTTGGGTTTTTAGCTAGGACTGCATCTAATTTATCCTCCTCCTCTTTTGTTACCTCAACAATTTTATTCTCAACTGTTTTACATAAAACCCCTTTCTCCATTGTGATTTTGAAATCATAAATTGCGTTGTTTGGGTTTGCTTTAACTAGCTCAATCCAATCATTTAATGCAGCTCCGGAGATTTGTACATTTGTTACCTCATTACCGTTACCAAAATCGACTAATGACAATACGTTTGCTGTAAATTTAGCTCCTGCAACCTTTTTCTTCTTAAAGTCCGCATACAATCCGTTGAAAATTTCCGATTTGTTACCTGAATTTGTTTTAATAACTTTTAAAGATTCTTTTTGAATGTCTTTAACCATATTAGAACTAAATGCAGATGATGTACCGGAGTCATATCCGGTGATAGATGAAAGAACGTCTAACACGATAAAATCAATTGACTCTAATTCAACCTTCTCGGCTTTTTCTTTGTCATAATATGAACTTGTACCCGCTCCTGCGCCATAAGATACATATTTTCTGATTGGATTACCTGTTCCTGTTCTTGGATTTGATCTACTCATAATATAAAATTTTTAAAGTTTGTTAATATATTGTTGTTCGTACTGTTTTACCCTAGCTTTGTACGTTGCTAGTAATACTATTGTATCCTGTATTTTAGACTCAATAATACCTATTTTTTTGTTGTGGTACTTAGTGTTATCATCAAACAAAAGATTTTGATATCCTGTTTGAAAAGCTTTGTATAAGTCCTTTAACTTTTTTGTGTACATATCGACTCTTTTTAAATCTCTCCTGTACGCTATCATTCTTGAACCTCTAACAAAACCATTCTTTCTTAAAACTAATACATACTTTTCTCTTACTTGATCATAATAATCACTTTCTCGTGTGTTTAAAATTGAATACATACCTTCGATTAGTGTTAACCTAAATCCTTTATAAAGTATAAATTCTTCTCTTTTTGTTTTTTGGTAGTGGAGGCCACTTTGGTAAGCCTCATTAAACCACCTCTTTATTGTTTCTTGTTCCATATTATATGACTTAGGATTACAAAGGTATAAAATATTTTCTAATTAAACAATTATTATTATTTTTATAATCCTTTGTTCCGTCAGGTAATACCGTGATAGTGGTTTTAGTATTTATTAACTTCTCAGATAATATACGGTCTGTTTTATTAACTGAGCATCTATTAATAAGTAGCATTAAGGCCAGTATACAGATAATTGCTAATGTACAACCTGATAAGTACTCTATTAATTTTTTTTTTTTTTTTTTTTTTTTTTTTTTTTTTTTTGTGTATGATAATTTATCCATTTTCTTTTGTTATTTAAATTAAATTATTTATTAAAAATTCTCGTGGGGCAAATTGTTACTTTATACTTACTCATAGTCCTCAAAATCATTCATTGGTTTATACTCCTCTTTTTCCTCTATCTTGAACCTTTTAAAAGATTCTCTTATCCTGTAAGCTGCCTCAGATGTAACAATTATTATAAATGATAACGCTGCCAAAAACCCAGCTAAGTATACTATTACTTTTATCGAAGCCTCTGCTAAATTAATTATTTCCATTTTTATTTAATTTTGATTTAACAATTATACCTACGTAAAACCCGAAGTAAAGTACTGCAAATGCGATATAACAATTATCTTTATCCATTGTTTGTTTTTAAATTATTAACCATAAATATTGCTAACTCCTCGTGCGTAAACTCTAAGTATAGCCTACTTGCTAATTTGGTGTCATGATTACTTATACCATCAGTATTGTTTGCATAATTAATAGCAAACTTATTCCATTTATTCTGTAAATCCCTATGATAAATACCGGCTGCAATGTACATATCTTCTTTATTTATATTAAATCCTTTTCTTTTGATTGGTGGGAGTATGTGGTCAAAATGAGGTAAAAATTCCTCCTCCCATTGTTCGAATGAATCGTACTCATTATCATGTGAAGTGTTTACTGTAAATAATGATATTTTTCCTCCATCTTCAACTCCATAGGATATTTTTAAATCTTTTTCATCTTTACTTTTTGGTATACACTCATCAACTATAAAGTCATTCCAATCTTTATCTAAGATAAAAACATCTTTTAACAAGCCTAAAACCCTTTTAGCTTCTCCTACAGAACCTAGTTTAATAGAAAAATCAGGTACTATCTTTAAAGACTTTTTAAAAGATTCATAATTGTAGTATGTTTTACCCTTACCTTCACTACCTTTTGTAGATACATAATAAATTCTAACCTCTTTTTGCTCACCTATGTTACCGTTTGAAACTTGGCTCTTTAAGTTTATGCGAATGCCTTTTTCATAATTTAAACCTAACAAATCCATTAATTTAATAGAGTTTTGTATTTCCTGTTTTTCTTTTGATATAATTCTAAATGTATTCATGATATTGATTATTTTATTATTGTTTAATTGTTATTTCTCCGGAGAATAGTTTAAATGCTGATTTGCTCCAATCTTTATAAAATCTACCTATTTTATAAGTTGTACCCTTATTTGAATCTATTACAGTACCTTCGAAAAAATCGTGGCCGTGCTTACCATTAGTTAACACTATTAACGCATCTGAAATTAATAATTGTATTTTATTATAATTAATTTCATCGGGGCTTAATTTTATTACTTTAATATCCATCTTACTTAATTTTAAAAAATGTTACATAATTATACTTCTTTAATTCAGTCATAAAACAGTTTTCTCCTACCCATTCATCATAATACCCTACAAAATTCATATCATCGTCATATGAAGCCCCAAACCCTATTGTCGGGAGTGATTCATTTACCAATACCTCATACCCGTTGCCTATATAAGCTGATGAAACAAGTAAGTCGAATAATGTCGTTGTATTATCAACGTGGTTTGCTAAGAGGGTCAGAAATTGTTTTCTATTAACAACTCTCACCTCTAAATCCCCATTCTCTAATTCTATTAACTCAATCATAACCTGTTTTTAAATTCGTTACGCTCAAACTGTGCAAAACTCATTTCATTATAAACTTTGTCCTTTTTAACAGGTGGTACTACGTTGTGTGTTTTTAAATCTCCTCCGGATGCTTTGAATTTTCTTTTTGCTTCATCTAAAGTTGAGGCTTCAATTTTTACTCTATCCCAAGTTACTTTATTGTAGGCGTAATAGGTTTTAAGTTCCATTTTGTTTTATTTTTGTTTTATTTTTGTTATGTCAAAGGTCGGAAAAATATTTTACCGACCAAATTTTTTAGTAAGTATTTTTGAAAATTTTTCATCATACATTGTTAACGCCTCTCTAAGTGCCTCTATTTTAGTTCTCTGAGTCCATGAGTTAGCAATTAATTTTGAGTCTCTATCAATCCTCTCTCTAATTTCTACGGTTGCTCTGAATATAAAAACTACCTTACCAGTTGCTTCTATTTCATCTACTAAAGACATTAAACTATGTATTGGTAGGCCGTTAATAACTAAAGGTGTGTTTTGCTGTTCCATTGGTGTACCTGTATGTTTTTATTTTTATTATATATTAAAATTGTACTAGTTGTTTAAATCTAATAACCTTAAAATTAAATCCCTCATCCATATGAAGTGTGCTGACCGTGCTGCTGACCGTGCTGCTGACCGTGCTGCTGACTCTGCTGCTGACTCTGCTGACTCTGCTGACCGTGCTGATGACCATGCTGACTCTGCTGCTGACTCTGCTGCTGACCATGCTGACTCTGCTGCTGACTCTGCTGCTGACTCTGCTGCTGACTCTGCTGACCGTGCTGCTGACCGTGCTGCTGACTCTGCTGACCATGCTGACTCTGCTGACCGTGCTGACTCTGCTGCTGACTCTGCTGACCGTGCTGCTGACCGTGCTGCTGTTACATCAATTTCATTAAATTGTTTATCAAATAAAACTATACACTCATCTAAAACTTTTAATACACCTATATCCTTAATCCATTCTTTTTGTTTTGTTAGGTTTGCTTTAAAGAAATCTGATTTAAATTTATTAAAATCAAACCCTAGTGGTATTTTTTCAATAGACTGGTAAGGAAATGCACTAGCCTCCTGCTCAGGTAAGCCTTCAAATATTTTTTCTGTTAAATAGCAATACCATAAGTCAATGTTATATTTTTCAGAAAACTTTTCTATAGGGTTTTTACTTGTTTGCATAGTGCATCCGTAAAAACAGCCTTTAAATTCTCCTAGATGGTTTTTATCAGTAGTAAGCCACTTACCCCTAACGAAATCGTCCAGTTCCTGATGCTGCTTAAGGTTTAGTAATAATTCGTTTTTAAGTTGTTGTTCGTTGTTAAATGCTTTCATAATATTGTTTTGTTTTGTTGGACAAATGTATGTATAATAAATTTACTGTGCAAGGTTTATTTAACATTTATTTTTATAATCATTAAACAATTGATTTGCTCCGGCTTCTGTGGGTGATTGTGATAGTGATCTATAATATTGGTATGGATTACCTTTATTAAACACCCTAACAACCCATTTACGGGATAATGCGGAGTAATAACCCCCTTCTGATTGTGGGGAGGATTCGCTGTGTTGACGTTTGTATCTTGTTCCGTGGTTTAGTCCTGGCATTGGTTATAATATAATGTTATTGTTGTAGTTGGGCTCGATAATAATGTTTTATTCCGGTCTTTAGTTGGTTTTATGACTTTAACTATTAGTGTGTTGTCATTTAACAATCCTTGTTGTTTGTATGTTTTGTTACCATATACAAACACCTCACGGGCTTCTGATACTATAAATGTGGGATTCATGTTAATAAATTTCTAAATTATTGTTTTAAATCGGCCTTACGTCTTATAACTCTTGTTACATATCCGGTTAACTTATTTTTTAATTTAGTATTGGTATTGTTATTCCTATTTGAGTTCCTTTGTATGGTTGATATCTCGGTATTCCTAGGCCGTTCTTGGTATACTTCACATAGTTGTAAAGTCTAATGCGTGCCTTGTATCTCATATCTTCGTAAGCGTCCCACATCTGTATATAAGCCGAATTCGTATTGTTGAATTTAACCCATTCAAATAGATCTGATTGTATCGGTGTGCTTCGGTAACTTACGAAATCTTTGATCTCTTTGGTTCCTTTGTGGATTAGTGTGAATCTAACTGGCTTTTTCATGTTGGTTATTTTTGATATTGGTTTGTTTAATATTTGTTCGTTAGTCATAGTATTCGAAGTTTGTATTTGTTATTGTTGTTTTGTTATAGTTGTTTTGTTATAGTTATTAACCTCGTGTTTAGTTGGTTGTGATATAACAATGTAGAATAAAGTAATTAATAAGATTGTGATTGTAAGGAATATTTGTTCCGGGGTTAATGTGTGGTTTTTGTTTCGTGGCTATATATAATAATAATATTTTAGTATTGTTTCTTTGTTAATATACTCGTCAGCGTCTTTGTATTTAATTACTTTTGCGCTGTCCTTGAAACCAACCCATGAAGGTGCGAATTTCATACAGTTAACAATACCTTCCTCAATGTGATCAAATTCTACGTCACCGAACCCCGTACCTATTCCACTTCCTTTAATTGGTTTGTGGACTGTGCCGAATCTTGGTAAACCATATTCAACTGAACATGTACCAATGTTTGTACCATCTGTGATGAATATTTGTTCTACTATATTTGATCTTGTTTCAAAGGTAAATACTTTTAAACCTTGTTCTTTTGCAATCGCTTCTACTTCTGCTAGTGTTGGGTGTAATGGTTTCATAATGTTTGGTTTGTTATTGTTGGTAAGGTTTATTTTAAATTGTTTCATTGTTGTTTGTTAAATTCAACCCATTTTTCCTAACGTCACGTAGTTGAGAGGCAAAGAAGAAAACATCTAACAATATTAATTTGCCGTTCTTTACTGCAACATTCCTTGGTGATATTTCAAACTTAACATCACTCCCATAATTTGACATATCTTCCAAAACTTCTAATAATATATTTTTAACAGACTTGTTTTTTATATTTTGAAAAGCCTCAGATACTGCAAAGTAGTTGTTATAGTCTTTACCATCATATTTTATTGAAGCAAAAACATTTACTAAATCTTTGTAAATTTCATAATATTTAGGTTGTAGTGAGGTTTTTAATGATGTTACTTTTGGGTAATATTCACAAGTATATTCTCTATCACCAATCCTTTTATATTGAGGGAAGTAGTTAACTTTACCTAAATCACTTAAGCACTCTTTGGCGTAGCATATAGATTTTACTAAAACTTTTTTATCAGATAGTTTGTAAACTTTTGTAAATGACCCTTTACCTATTAGTTGCATGATGTTTGTTTTTGTTTGTTTTGTTGTTATCTGAGTACAAATTTATATAATTAAAATTTAACCCGCAAGGTTTTTGATAATTATTTTTGAGTATTTTGTTAAATGATTGATTTTCAGGTATATTATTTTTATGATAGTGACTATCGGGTTGTGTAGTACGTATATTTTTCTACGTTAGATATTGTAATATCTACACCTTTAGGTGGATTGCAGCATTTGTTTAACAACGCTTGTTTAACCTGTGATATGCGTGTGTATCCGCTATCATATATACTTGTTAATAGATTACCTTGCTTGTCCAGTAGATAGGCCTTTATGTCATCGTTGTATGTTATTCTGAATCTAGTTTGTCTCATAATGTTTGGTTTGTTATTGTTGGTTAAGGTTCATTGTTTAAAGAAAGCAGTTTTAAAACTTGCTCAGGTTCATTTAACAATTACTTGCGTGGCTTAGGACGTTTGGAGTTGTTCTGCTTACGCTGTTTGATAGGGTTGTTTTTTGACGTCTTGTTTTCGATTTGTGGTTTGTTTTTTGACACAAGGTCTTTGACTGTAATGTTTTTCATAATGGTTGTAGATATTTGGTTTGTTATATCTGTGACAAATTTATGTGTTTAATTTGGATTGTGCAAGTGTTTGAGTAAAATAATTTGTAAGTTGTTTAGAATGAAGGATAATAATTTATGGTAGACAAGTCTGTCTATATGTATAAGCTGATCGTTAACCAATATTATTTATGTGGATAACTTGTTAGTAACTTGTGGATAAAATGTTAGACAGATTGTTAGACTCAACTAACAATTTTTGTTTGAATGGCTACACTACCCGGAATTGAGCCCCAAAACAGACAGACTTGTCTACTTTCATTTAATACCCCGAATGATATGATTTATACGTTCGTTTAAGATATGTAACTTTTCCCCGGCACATGGTGTTGTAACAAATCATTAATTCTACTGTATTTCAACACGTTAATCGGTAGCTTGTTATATGATTGAGTAGATTATTGACCTATAAAAAGTCCAAAAATTTGGACAGTAATTTGTGAAATAAGAGCCCCACCCCATCGAAAAAGTTGCGTTTTCCCCTTCGCTCCCGACCGGAATATACACCCCAATACCCCAAACCCTCTGATAGACTCAATTTTTTGAAAATTCAGTACATTAAACAAATTTTGTTAAATGAGTAAAAATGCAGTATTCATGCGGGTTCACAGCTCCACGCCAACTCCAAAACAAAACTGTAACCAAAATATTACACATAAATATTAACAAATTTTAACAAAAATAGGATACTTTCGTCATAGTATAATCACCTCACCAAACAAATTCCAAAATTCAACCCAAAACACAACTCCACCAAATCCTGCACCAAACCTATTCACCTCACACACTCTCACAGACTCATATACCCACCAAAAATTAACTCAACCCACCTCACTGGTATATTCATATTCCAATACACATTACAATCGATTTTTGATACCTTAAAATCAGTCGCGTCTTTATAGGGTTAAAATCATCTACCAAAATTTCATTAAACAGTTTTATTCCTCAGTTTAACCCAACTTAAATGCTTAAACCTCTATACGTACATCAAAAATCCACTAAAACACACATAGACAACCAATCATACCAACAACCTACCCTTAATTGATTTTTGACCCACTTCTGAGCCTGTACGGCAATGTTGGTTCACTAAACAAACTTCACCAAACAAAACATCATACACCCAAACAAATGCACACTCAACAATCGAGCTTATAGACTCCACAATCGGACAAAATTGTTTGGTGGGCTAAAACAGCCTCGAAAAAGCAGCGAAAGAATATGATCTTATAATAATTATTATTTGTTTTATTAAACAGAGTTTAATTTATAATCTCTAATACTAAGTGTTTTATTTATCAATAATATTCTAAAGTTTAATCCACCTAGTTTATTCAAGTAATATCTTACCTTAATCAATTACCTTAATCAATTACTTAAATAGTATTCAAACAAGAATATTCTTAAATAACTATATTCACCTAATAATCTATTACAAATAATATACTATAATATTATTTTAAAATAATCTTTTGTATATATATACTTGTATATATATATTTAATATTTATAATATAAGTAAAAATATAATACATTAGAAATAAATTTTACACTTGTAAACCAACTTGTTACATGAAATATAATTTTTTTGGTTTGGGTAAAATCGTCTTGATTTTGGGTTTTGGGTAATTTTAGTGTATTGATAATGATTTATAACATTGTTTAATGAATTAATAACTATATAAGACACTTTGTTAAATTGACGGCAAGTGTTAAACATTTATTAAATGTATATACAGCACTTTTCAGATTCAAATATTTTACATATCTTTGTTGAAAATTAAATCAAAATGAATAAAATGCCAAAATTTACAGCTGCTTATAATAGACATAAGCAAAGGCTTAACAATGGGGAAATTTACTTTTAGGTAAAACAAACCAAACCTTCAACCCAGGTAAAACTTTAATATTTGAAATCCTTTAATTATGAAATTTAAAAACAGAAAACTTATCTGGTCATTTAGAATATGGGCAGTTTACGATGTTTTATTCTCAAATAAATTTGCTACATTAAATAATTTTCATATATTTGTCAAAAGAAATAAAAATTAAATGGAAAATTACGTAGCTTATTACAGAGTATCAACAAAAGGCCAGGGGCAGTCAGGGCTAGGACTAACGGCACAGCAAAGATCGGTTGAACAATATATATCTTCAACGGGAGGGGATTTGATCAAGACTTATACAGACATAGAGTCAGGTAGGAAGGATGACCGCCCCTCTTTGATGAAGGGGTTAGCTAAAGTAAAAGAAACAGGGGCTACACTTTTGATAGCTAAATTAGATAGATTATCAAGGGATGTTGCTTTTATCTACACGCTGATGGATGCAGGAGTTAAGTTTAAGTGTGTTGATATGCCGGAAGCAAATCACTTAACAATTGGTTTGATGGCTGTATTAGCACAACAAGAGGCAAAGATGTTATCCGAACGAACAAAAGTTGCTTTGAAGTCCATTAAGATCAAATTAAAGAGAGGCGAGGTTCACATTTCTAAAAGTGGGAAGGTTGTTACATCACTGGGTAATCCTCAAAACCTTACAGACGAAGCAAGGTTAAAAGCTGTTAAGTCTATAAAGGATAAAGCTGATAACAACCCTGAAACTAAGAAGTCATATGCCTTTATGAAAGTTTTAAGGGATTCAGGATTTACACTTGAATACATAGCAACAAAATTAAATGAGTCAGGGTTTAAAGCTCCTAATGGAGGGGAGTTTAGTAAGACTCAGGTTTCAAGGATTTTGAGAAGGTTTAGTTAATAGTGTCAGGTATAGTATAGATCAAATAGGGCAGGGCTTAAAATGCAAACTGTTAAATACGATAAAGATCAAAATACTGTACCTGACTTTTTTGTATATTTGCAAAGTAATTAATAAATATTTATATTATGAGAGACGTAGAATTAACATTGACAGGGACGTGTAGTGTAGACGCTTTAAAAGCCTTATTAGGTGGAATTGAAGCATTGGAGAAAAGGTATCTTTATGACCCAACATCGGTAGCAGATGTTACGGCCGTACCTGCTGTATTTACAGGTACTACACATAGGTTTGCCTATACGTTTACATTTACAACTGCAATTGCTACAGGTGAGTATACAGCAGTATTTGTAAGTAAGCAAGGTACAATAAATCCGCAGGATAGACCAAGTTTTGCAAGGTCAGCTCCGGAGTTAGAAACTTTTGAATTGCCTGATGATGCAGGTAAGAAATTGGTAGACGATGAAACAAATACACTTGTTGTAAAGGGAGAGGTTTTGGTAGATGAAAAGCCGAAAGGTAAAAAAGCTTAAGCTAAGGGGTTTGTGAGTAATATCATAGACCCCATTTTTATTTAAATTAAATCTAATATGAGTAGAGTTAAGAAATCAGTAAAACACAAAGGCGTGTACAATTACGTCAGGGTTAAGGAACAGCCTGAAAAATCACGTTTCGTCTCAAATATACAGTATGACTTCCTTACTAATATAAAAGTGGTTTTTAAGTGGGCTATGGAGAATTATGATTTAACAAGGTCTGAGGTAGAAGTTATGCTATATTTATACGGACAAGGTGTATTTTCAATGCAGCAGGCTAGGAGTGCTGTTAAGTTGTATGACATTCAGTCATCATTACATTTTTATAGGTTTGTTAAGGAAGGTTGGTTTTTGAAGTGGAGAGATAAGACAGGAAAAGATTCGCCTTTGTATACTTTATCCAACAAAGGTAAAATGATGTGTGCTAAGATGCATAAGTTTTGTACAGGGACTGAAAAGATTCCGGTGAGTGACCGATCTAACAAAATGGCTATTAATGCCGATACCGGAAATGCTAAGACTTATATGGATATGATCAGGAGGATGAATGAGGCAGTTAATAGATAAAATAAAAGGGGATTACTAAATAGTAGTCCCCTTTTTGCTATAGTACCATCTTGGGTACTTATCGCTTATTATTCTTAGTTTAGCAAAGTCTCTTGATCTTTTTGTAATTTTCATAAACTCTCTTAAAGAGTTGAAGTAAACTCCATCCGCATAAAAACTACTACATTTTTGTAATAACATCATGTTAGTTTTTTCATCTGTTGAATACCTATACCCAAATCTAGGGTTATTTTCACCTTTAAAACAATAGGCTCCTTTTATCCTGTAGTTAACATCCTTTGATATTCCACCTTTCCAAGATGGATTATTAGAGCCATACATTATAGGGTTTGAACCGCCTTCAACGATATTATAGTTATTTTTATCTTCACAGTATATTTTTGTAACTAACCACTTTTCCTCGTCTACAGATTCCTGATATGTATCAAAAAACATTAATATAATACATATAAATTTGTCTTTACCATATTTATTTATAGACCTCCTTAATAATTTACCACTACCTACATATCCGTCTAATAGGTTATTTGTAGAGTGTCTACCTATGTAAGTTTTACCATTAACTGTATTTTTTGTTTGATATACATAATGGTATTTAAGTTTACATAGGTTAGACATATTCTTAGAGTTGCTCATTACTTGTTCTTCTTACCTCCACCTCTTGCATTCCTATCACCTGCTGTACCTGTTTTAGCTCCTCTGTTAATAGATGATTTAACAAAACTATTAGTTCCATGATTGTAATCCTTTCCTCTAATATCCTGACCCCTCTTTGTAGCCTCAGCTCTCTTAGCATTTGACTCTGTCCTCTTTTTAACTTGTTCAGGTCTCCTGTTTAGCTTAGTATCATAAGCTGCCTTTTTTGCCCTTGCTTCGGGGTTTGATGCGTAATACTTCGCACTCTTGCTTTTTGCTGCCATATTTTTGTATTTAAATTATTCGTATATTTGCAAATATACAAAAATAAATACTATGAGCATTATTAAAGATGGAAGTAATGAGACCTTGTTTGAGGCTGATACATTACAATACAGAAAAGGTATGTATGAGTTACACTACTCCCAAGATAAAGATTCAAATAAGTTGATTGGGATTAGGAATATACATAATCAAGACCCGATTGTACAACCACAATTACCTAATTCATACACGGTAAATGGAGCTGTTACAACAGACATTAAAGCTTTAGCAACTACTTTAAGTGTAGTATTGGGTTTTAAGGGGGTCAGTGGTGGGATTACTGAGGAAACTGACCCAGTGTATAACGCATCAGTAGCGAAAAATATGACACAAGGTATGTTGGATTACCTTATGATAGCAGGGTTTCAGAATAACTTTATTACAACTGGTTCTTATAATTTGGTTGCGGATAAAAATGTTATAATGGTTACATTAAAGGTAGGTGCTAATACTATTCAATTACCATCTGTAGCAGTTGACCCGGGTAAAATTATAATCATTGTTAATACTTCAGGTAATGAATGCACTATAAAAAGTACAACTGATGACGGATCAATAATTTGGGATGGTGGTACTTTGTCTTCCTCAATTACTTTACCAAACGGAAGTAAAACAATTTTACTAGATAACACTGAAAACTACGTAGTAATTATATGATAAACAAAATATGTATATTTATAGCAATTGTTGTATCAACAGTATGTTATAGCCAATCAGCTAGTAAAGTAAATAACGCTCAAAATGTTCCGGTATCGGTTGCAAATCCTCCTTTCTTTTTAGGTGCTGACCCTGCGCCTGATGGAATAATAAGGAAATATATTGTAGGTGATATTAGGTTTGGTACTAATCAAATAACAGGTTTAGATACATTTATACAGACTACAGGTAATAGTTTATGGCAGCCTTTGTTAGGATATGTTCCTGTAACAAATATGAGGACTTTAACTATAAATGGTGTTACTTATGATCTTTCGGTAAACAGGACTTGGAATATTGCATTTAATAGTTTGATTGATAGGCCTACGAGTTTAAGTGGATATGGTATAACAGATGCTTATCCTTTGGTAGGTAATCCTTCCGGATTCTTAACAACACTTCCGGAGATTAAGTGGGTTGATGTAACAGGTAAACCTGTTATATATTCTTTCACAGGTTTGTCTACACAATATACTAAAGGTGATGGTACATATGCAACATTCCCTACAAGTGTATCTAGTTTTACAAATGATAGTGGTTATGTCACAGGGTCATCTTTAACAACAACATTGTTAAATTATTCTACTACAGCAGCATTAACTACAGGGTTAGGTACTAAAGAGGGTGTTATAGCAGCAGGTTCTACAGGCCAGTATTGGAGGGGTGATAAAACGTTTGTTACATTAAACACGAGTGTAGTTCCGGAGTCAGGTAATTTGTACTATACTGATACAAGAGCTAGAGCAAGTAACTCGGCCGGAGTAGGTATTAACTACAATGCTACTACAGGAGTTATAACAAACTCTGCACCTGATCAGGCTGTAAGTTTAACAGGTTCAGGTGGAATAAATATTACAGGTACTTATCCTAATTTTATCATTTCATACCCCGCTGTTAAAAGACAAGAGCCTTACTCAGGTGTTAGTAATGCTAGTGGGGTTTATACAATAACATACACTACACCATTTGCAGTTACACCAAATGTACAGTTTCAAGTTATTGGTGGTACAGCAAGGACTGTAATAATGATAACATCTTCATCTACTACAGGCTGTAGTTTCTTAGTTCAGACTAGGAATGATGTATTAGGTTTGTTACCAACATACAGTAATGTTGTAGGAGCTAATATAGATATTTTAGTAACAGAAAAATAAAATAGTATGGCAAGAATAAATAAAACAAGTATTTACCCGGTATCAACAAATTATGATGGCGGAATTGTTATAGGCTCTGATACTGACAATAATGGCAAAACCGTTAATTACAGTTTAGATGGGCTTAAAGAGTTTTTTGGTACGGGTAAAGAAGGTAAATCAGCCTATGAGGTTT